CTGAATCAATTTGGTAACGATCACCACAGTGTTTACAAGTATAGCCGGTCAAGCACCTGCCATCCGATTGGCTTGTATAACTATGTGTACAAGGTACGCCTTCAGAATTCAATCGCACTTCACCTTTAGGTGATCCATACATATACTGTCCGCCACAGTTATGGCAATTACGATGGGTCTTACCTTTGTTGTGATAATAACCCTTTTCTTGTTCTGTCAATTCAACCTGACAGGTCCCGTTACATACAGGACATACTCCATATCCATCTCTCATACTAAAATCCATCTTTCAAAAGTATTGCTAGGCCCATCACAATGATAGGCAACATTACGATAACCAAATTACTAATTGCTTGCATTTTACAGTCCTACACTTTTCTTAATTTCATAACGGGCAATCTTTTCATCAAAGTACATGTGAACACCTTCATTGTACGGGCTTGCTACTACGATTTCACCTATCTCAGTAGCAAGTGATTGCGTAAATTTAAGTAGGATAGAATAAGTGTCCTCTGATTTACTCAAAGGATCACGATCCAAAATCTCTACTGTACTGTTAATTAATTTTTCAATTTGCGTATTCATTATTTTACTCCAAAATGTTCTGACAACCATTGTCTTGTGTGAAAACGTGCTATCAACTGATGTCCTCCCGGATCTAAAACATTCATACATTCCTTCACAATCAACTCGGCAAATTTTTCAATAGCCTGTTTGTCATAATCATCCATTTCATCCCAACATCCTTGTGCGGTTAGTCCTGAATGATACATCAATTTTTCAATTTGTTCGTTCATTCTTCTACTCCAAAATGTATCTTTGTATTCCAAATAGCATCACTAAGACGTAATTTGGAATCACTGGCATCAGTCATAATTGTTACGCATTCCTTCACAATCAATTCAGCAAACTTCTCCTTGAAGGCTTCATAACGCAAGGTGCGTTCAAGATGCGTATGAAAATCATGTTGCTCTGCCGCATAATCCTCAGCCTGTTCAATAAGTTCTTTAATTCTTTCGTTCATTACTTTACTCCAAATGTGTTAAGTGCGGGTTTTAATGTGTTAATCAATTCTGTCTCATGTGCATGAGCAGGACGTTTGCCTCGAATCACTTCTAACTTTCCAAATACAAAACGGTCAGCGCCTCGCTCACGCAAAGCACGTGACAGACCCCAGTTTTTGTTTTCTGCTAAGGCACGTTGCATGTGTTTTTGCATACGACGGCGTAGTGTCAAAAACACATTACCTTTGTATGAAAGGGCAGTCAAACCGATGTAGTACTCAAGTGTTACAGTATCTTGGATAAAGTAAATCACTTGATTTCTATCAGTTCTACGTTTACGGGCGATTTTTGAGTTCATGTTAGTATTGTACATGAAAACCCATTTAATGTCAAATATTGGCAAAAATCGCTAGAAGTGTATCAGAGTGCGTTCCTGAATATTCTAGCGATTTTGAAGCCCCTGAGGGGCTAAAATGAGTACTTTTGTTTGTAAAAAATGTAGTACTAAAGTATTAGTGTACTACTTCCCCTAGAGAGGTATTCATATACGTTTTGATTTCTTTGTTTAAGTCTTTTTGAGTATATCCTAAATCGGCCAACTCTTGTATTAATGCTATAAATAATCCGTGAGTAGCAACACCAGGAATATATTCTGGATCATCATTATCATTTTCAAATTCATCTAATAGTGGTAATAATGTTTCATATATAAAATCACAAGCTAATAATGCGCTATTTTCTATTTGTTCTACTTCTTCAGCAGTACTAACCATTTTAACTTCTTTTGCCATATTATTCACCTGATGTTTTAGTATATTCGTAGTTAATGGTTTCTATATTCTCACGGAATATAATAGCACCATTTTTTAAATGAAATCTTCTTGCCATTTCTGTTTTAGGACTTAATGTCACAAATCTATTTACACTTGGATATTGCTCCTGAATACCTTTTACCGCTTGTATTAATAAATCACGGCCTTTACCGGCTTTATAACTCCAAATAGTATAGAATACTGCTGTAGTCGGAACTTCGGATACATTAGATAAATCGTCTACTCCGGCTGGAACAAAATCATGGAAACTAACACATACCATTGCATCTGGGTCATCGTCATTATCACTTAATGCCGCAACCATTCTACCATTAGTTACTCTAAAATCGGTAGGTATTTCTGGTCTTACCGGGTCGTCTTTAATGAAGGTTAATAGTTTGTGTGTTAGGTCTGTGATGAAGTGTAGCATGGTATGGTGTTCTCTTTTGTGTATTTATACTATATGGTAAATATACGCTTATTTAGTTTGTCCACTAAATATTATCATGTCAGAAATATTACAATGGTCGACTGGTTTAAATGGGTACAAAAAGCATACCCTAGATGATTATCATTTTACTACAGAACTTACCGAATGTCAATATGAATCGGGTAGAAATGTGTATGATATTTTCTATGACCATTTGTCCAATAGACAAACACCCAAAATAGAAGTATTGTATAGTGGTGGTACTGATAGTGAGTTGGTTCTATTATCCTGTATAAAGAATAATATACCATTTGAAGTTATGACAATGATAATACAAACAAATGGATTAATACTTAATACAACTGACTTGTACTATTCTGAGAAGTTTTGTAGAGAAAATAATATTAAACAAAACTTATTCTACCTTGATCCAATCGAGTTTTATGAGGGAGGTAGGTATTTAGAGTATCTATTACCATATCATATTGATGAACCACATGTGGCTAGTCATTTTTGGCTTATTGAACAATGTTCAAACTATCCTATTATAGGTGGTGATTGGCCGTGGGTTCAAATACATAAAAATGTATTATCACCTCAAAGACTATCATATAACTGTTATGAGAGATTTATGGAAAATAACGGGATATATGGTATAGGAAATATGATTGGTCATAGCTTTGAATCTACCTGTAAGTTTATAAACTTACAAATAACACATCATTCTAATAACATACCTGTACCTTACTTGAAACAAAAAATGTATGGCAATATAGAACCTAGATTAAGAAGTTATGGATGGGAACAATGTTCTCCTGACATATTTAATATAAAAAAATACAAACTTGAACTGATAAAGAAACTAGGTATTACTAAATCAAATATTGTTTGGGGAGATATCATATCTAATATGATAGGTTCGTCAACAAATTCTAATACATTATTTGCTTAATAAATAAACTATGGAAGACATTTTTGACACACCATTTGATTCAATAAAAAACCCGTATGAGTCATTTTATCATGGGTTAGTTAATAGTAAGATTTGGTTATGCCAAGAACTTGAAGGTATAATGTACAAACAAAAAATGCATTGTCCTGCATTACATATACTAGCATGTTGGGATAACTTATTAGCATTTATGTTATTAACTAGAAAGCCTAAGTTCTATGGAGTTGTGCATGGCTATGATATAGATGAAGGCGCCATTCATTCAGCTAATCAAATAACAAATACTTGGATACATGATTATCCAAAAGTATATAATCATGTGTTAGATATTAATGCGACTGATTTTTCTTCAGCAGGAGAAGAATCTATTTTTATAAACTGTAGTGTAGACCAGTTAGAGAGTACTAGATGGTTTGATTCTATCCCTAAAGGTAGATTAGTATGTATTCAGGCAACTGATATAAAAGAAGATAATGATCCCTGGTTTGTTAAACAAACTACAAAAGATATGTCTGAGTTACAAGAACGTTTCTCATTAACTGATGTACTTTATAAAGGTACTAGAGAAATATATTATAGTACCTTCAGTTATAATCGATTTATGCTAATCGGTATTAAGTAACATCTTTCATATAGTATAACTTACTATATAATCCTAAAGTACCCTGATACGGATCACCATCATTGAAGGCAGAACCATAGGCTGCTTTCAAATAATCCATAGCATTTGTAAAGTTATGAACTGATTTCCATTTATATTCTTTTGCTTCTCTTATTAAGTTTTGGAATATAAGTTCTCTACCATTATTCTTGTACTTACTTTTACCATTCTGAATGCCTAGATTAACATTCCAGGCTGCTCCTCTTCCGGATGCAATACAGAAATCATCGTAATATTGACTATGGCTGTTTCCGCAATAGTCTTTTAAAAACTCATTAGTAATACTACTTGGCTTTTTAATAAGTATGTTGTCAGTAATAGTAAAAGGAGTTTCGCTAGGTGATACAAACTTACTATTAAGTAATGGATCAATTTGAATAGTGCTATATTCTGCACCACCGTATGTCTTTTCAATATGATTTAACGTCATCCAACTTTGTTTTAAATGTAGTTTAGGCATGTCAGGTGCATAGTAGAACAATTCAATATTTGGAATATCAGTGATAAACGTTTCTAACGTCTTATCAATAATACCAGAATAGTATTTCCCATCCTCTAGTACGATTCTAGGTTTATCTACACCTAGAATAATACCATGATTAGGTTCATCGGCATGCATGATTTTCTTAACATAATAACTAAAGTTAGTAGGCTGAAAATAACCATGCACCAATGCAGTAGCTGGTTTCTCTAACCAATCATCTGTGAAATAGTTATCAAACTCTTCCGGTCCAACATCTACCGTAGTGACCTTAGTGTTTGGATACTTACGTAAGAAGTTATGCACATGCGGATATATCAATCTAATCAGCTCATCTTGTCGCATATGATTTGTTTTTAGATTTAATAATACAATCTCATCTAACGGGATATCAAAATGATAAAAGCATTTGAGAATATGATGACTATCACGTCCTGCACTATAGAACAAACTTATCTTTTTATATTTCTGACGAAGGTTAATACATCTTTCATGGCATAGCTCATCCCATGTTTCTTTTGGTTCTTTTGTCCAATCTACAGTATCATACTCTGTTTCATAAAAATAAAACTTGGGCTTTACTCCTGTCGCAACTGCGGCTCGCCATGCGTCAAACTGACTAGATGTTCTTTCTCCGTTAACGGTCCAGTGTGGTAGATAATGTTGTGTCATTGTTTTCCTGAAAACTGTTTAACCATGCGTACAATATCATTAGTTGATAAGAATACTGGATGTGAACTATTAGCTTCTAGTTTTTGAATAACATCTGTATCTTTGCCGCATGTGTGTATTGCTTTAATAATAATATTACGTGTATCTTTATCTAGTGATGGTTGAACACTAAGTATTAATCCTAATCCAATGGGTGACTTAGCTAACTTGTTACTATAAGTTCCTACATTAGAATGGTTAAACTTAGTAGCATATGCTTTATCAAATGTACTTGTCATAATCTGTATTCTATTAGCTTCTACTAACGGTCGTGCTCCTATGAATGTATCTACGAACATATCTAAGTTACCATTAACTACATCAGTTAAACCTTGCACACTAGTTTTATACGGCACTACTTGAAACTGTACGTTCATTTCTTTAAAAATAGTATCTGATAAAAATGTACCTGAAGCTGACGGAGAACCTATATTAAGCATTCTTCCTTTATTCTCATTAACTAATTCATCAAGTGACTTATACTTACCCGCTTTAGCTACAAAGACTAGTGGAGTAGAGTTCATATATACTAATGGATTAATATCTTCAAGTAAATCTACTCCGGGAAACTTACTTAGAGTGTTTAGCCCAAAGTTACCCATAAGCAAATGAGTTGTGTTGTCTGTATCTTGTGCGGCTTGTAATGCTTTAAGTGCTACTAAGCCTTCTGCTCCGGGCCTGTAATCCTTAAGAACATTGATATTTTGTTTCTTTAAACAAGGTGCATACGTTTCAATACTTACGTCTGATCCAGATCCAGGGCCAGATGATAGTATAAACTTAAATGTGTGTGATTGGACATTTGCTATTCCAAATGCCAATAAGAATAGTGCTAATAGTTTTTTCATCTAACTATTTATATAGAGATAAAGCTCACTTTAGATTTCCTGGTAGCGAGTCAGTACATCAAGCCAGCAGCCGGCTACACCACGGTAACGAGTACCGGTCCTAAGGTGATTTCTTACCAGAATGAAGTACTTTCATTCAGTTCATGTTTATCAAATCTTGCCAATCTCTTTAAGAAATCATTTGTCTTTTCAGTAATGATTCCTGTTAACTGATATGTTACTCTTGGATTATGTCCTGCATTTGCAGTAGAGTGTGGAATGTTTTGCCAATCAAAAGTTGTTACATCTCCGGCACGCCATTGTTGATGATTGTAGTTACCATAACTCCAAAAATGACCCGGCTCCCAATCAGTCAATGCAACTTGTATACGCATTACCATCCACGGCGAATCAGGTGCCCACTTCTCTAGTTTATCTAAATGTAGATTCCATACTTCACCGGGCATCTGTACGTGTGTGCGTTCCATGCAATCTTTTAAACCAAACAAGTCTGAAATCTTCTTTAGATTGGGTGTTATATTCCAGCTCAAGTGAGTGATTTGATAATCTTTACCATAACCAAATCGTTCTAAATCATAATCTTCACTTGCTAGTTCTTCTTCTGGTCTAGATTTACCCACCTTGCCACGTGTTCTCCATGTTGCAGGTTTAGCAGTCTCTATTAATGTTTTTACATCTTCACTATAGTCGGCAGTGATTTTACCAAGCTTTATTAGTTTATCAACCTGTGAATCGTTTTTAAAGTTATCAAAATGATACTTGCTTTTCTTTTTACTTTGTTCCCAACTACTTATCATATTACTGTTACCCTTACATCTGTTGCACCGTAGTCCTGATAATAGTCACTCGGTGGTAGTTCTATATTTAGCATCTTGCAGAGCATGTGATTAGTTAATGGGACTCTACTTGGATACTTGTATGTTGCTTTGATGATGCCCTTGTTCTGTTCTTTAATCTTAGTAGCCATGACTTTCAAGTTCTGATAGTATTCACTATAGTCAGGGTATGTGATATCAAAATGACCACACTTAACCCACCATCCTAAACAAGCGTCATCAGGGCGATGCACTAATATGATGGGACAGTCAGGCCAAGTTTCTTTGATGTAGTCGATATGATTGCTAAACACGTGACTCTTAATGATACGAACACCCTCACCGGTGAACGCTTCATCAAAGTCACGTTCTAATGTTTCTTTGTCATACATAGGTAAACGATGAAACAGTTTACCAAACTCCATTCCAGGATCATAGTATGCACCTAAATGCATTAGTTCATTTTTACCAGATGCATCATGGTAGTATGTTCTATTATTACTATAGTCTGATTGGTCTACATTTGGGCTATAGTAAATGTTCTTTACTACACTACTCCACTTGCTACCAGGGGCTCCTGCTACAAATATATACTTCAAGGGGTAACTTTCTTTGCTATCTGAATCCAATCTCTACGTAACAGTGCCATACTAGCGTGGACACCTTCTGGAGAATGCTCTTTAGTAGTTATGAACATTAAGTTCTCATCAAATTTTTCTTTTGCTTCTTTGCTACGAATAGCAGGTACAAAGTTTTCCTGATACCATTTTTGTATCTCAGGACTTGTTCCCTTTGGTAAC